TCCTTAACAAAGGCCTTCAGTGTGGATGGGTGGACGTAGGTCTTCTGGTCTGCGTCATACCCCTGTTCGCGCAGCCGACCAATCAGATCGCCTGCAATGTTGTCTTGTCCCTTACCGAAGGACACAGTCACATCGTTCTTGATGATGTCGTCCAGACCGTTGGAGCGGAGCCATGAGAAGGCCTCGTCCTTTCGGTCCGAGGGGATCGATGCGTGAACCATGAGCTTACGGTTTACGGTAACGCCATCGACATCGACCCTGTTGATACCCATCTCATCCATGAGTGCTGGGATGTTCTCAACGGAGAGCTTGTGCTTCTCCTGCTTCAGAGCCTTGAGGTACTCCTCGACGCTCTCGATCTCCGTCTCCACCGTGCGGAGCTTTCGAACCAGATCGCTGAGAGTCTTGCCGGTTGCGGTATCCACATTCCCGAGCGCACCGGCCTCGTCGAAAATGTCGTCAAAGATATCGGTCATAAGTTTTTCCTCTTCAGGGTTGCTTGTGGCCAGCTTGTTTGCTAACCATGAGCCAAACCGTATGAGAAGGAGAACAGCATGTCAATAGAGTTTGTTAAAACTAAACCGTACCAACACCAGGTCGATGCCCTCACGAAGGGTATGTGGCGTTCATCCTACGGATACCTCATGGAGATGGGGACCGGAAAGTCTAAGGTTCTGATCGACAACCTTGCCGGGCTGCACTTGGGCGGCAAGGTAAACTTCGCGCTGATCATCGCACCGAAGGGGGTGTACCGCAACTGGGTGTCGAAAGAAATCCCGGAGCACATGTCGGATCAGGTAACCCATCGGGTTATCCGTTGGGTTTCTGGCGGAAATAAGGCACAGCAAGACGAGGTGAGATCCGTACAAAAACCCTACAGTGGTCTTACCGTATTCGTAATGAACGTCGAGGCGTTCTCCACACTGAAGGGACGTACAGCAGGGGAGTGGATGGCCAAGAACTTGGGTGCCTACGGCATGATTGCCATCGACGAATCAACCACGATCAAGAACCCCAAGGCCAAGCGCACCAAGGCGCTGATGAAGATCGCCTCCGGTTTCAAGTACAAGAGGATCCTGACGGGGTCGCCTATCACCAAGTCCCCCATGGATGCCTATGCTCAGTTCGAGTTCCTCGCACCTCGGCTCTTGGGCTGCGATTCCTACTACGCGTTTCAGAACCGGTATGCCGTGACGCAGAAGCGGCGCATGGGGGCGCATTCGTTTGAGCAGATCATAGGCTACCGCAACTTGGAAGACCTGACCGACAAGATCGACCAGCATAGCTTTCGTGTTCTGAAGAAGGACTGCCTGGATCTTCCCGAGAAGATCTACACGGCACGCTACGTCACACTGACAGACGAGCAGACCAAGATGTACGACCAGCTCCGGCATCTGGCTATGACCAAGCTTGATAGCGGGGAGTTGGTCACTGCTCCGGCCGTGATCACGCAGCTCCTTCGGATGCAGCAGGTCTTGTCTGGCCACCTGAAGACCGACGATGGAGAGATGGTGTACTTCCCATCCAACCGCATGGCCGAGCTCGAGGACATCCTCAGTGAGCACTCAGGCAAGGCCATCATCTGGAGCCGCTTCCGGTATGACATCCAGCAGATCACGGCGATGTTGAACAAGACCTTTGGGGAAGGTAGTTCAGCGGCCTACTTCGGGGACACAACAGACGATGTTCGCAACGACATTGTCCGCAACTTCCAGAACCCGCACCACCCCCTCCGCTTCTTCGTGGGCAACCCAGCCACGGCAGGCTATGGCCTGACGCTCACCGAAGCAAACCTGTGTGTCTACTACGCAAACGACTTCAACCTCGAAACTCGGATCCAATCCGAAGACCGTGCCCATCGTATCGGCCAGAAGAACAACGTGACCTACATCGATCTGATCTCTCAAGGAACAATAGATGAGAAGATTGTGGAGGCGCTTCGTGCTAAGATCGAGATCGGGGCGAGGGTCCTCGGAGAGGAGGCCCGCAAATGGCTCAACCTAAAACCGCAGAAGGATATGTACTAATGGATGACCGTCTCGAAGAACATGACGACATCATCGAGATCATCGTGGAATACAAGAAGGGGTTCTACTCGAAGCAAAACGCCATCCGGCAATTGGGAAAGCTCGGCTTCGAGCCAGGCATTTCCGAGGCTATGCTCTCGGCCATGAAGAAGGACAACGTGGTTGATATCCGAGGCTATGTCAAAACACCCGAGCGGCTGAAGAGAGGACACGATGCCTGGATCAAGAAGATCAAAGGTTGCAGTCAGAGACCAACTGATGTAGAAACGGACAACAAGTGAAGGTGCTGCCATGACAAAAGACGATCAGAAGTTTCGCAACGTGGGTCTCTTGCTTGAGGACCACGAGAAGTTGCGTCAGCTCGCCGAGCGTGAGCAGCGGTCCATGGCCCGGCAGTTGTCGGTCCTGATCCGGAAGGCATTCGAGGACACTCAAGCTGAGGTGGCGTGATGCAGATCAACCAAGATACCCTTGACCTGATCAAAGAGTTCGAGGGCTTCCGAGCCAATGCATACAAGTGCCCGGCTGGTGTCTGGACCATAGGCTACGGCACGACTGCCATGGCTGGCGTGGGCATCGATCCGAAGCCCGGCACCACTGTGACCGAGGAAGAAGCCGAGGATCTTCTTGAGAAGACGCTCGAGAAGTTTGGCGAGCAGATCAGGCCTGCCATCACCGCACCCATCAACAACAATGAGTACGGTGCCTTCCTCAGTCTGGCCTACAACATCGGGACGGGAGCGTTCAGGAAGTCCTCGGCGCTCCGTCTCTTCAACGCAGGCGACAAGGCTGGCGCTGCGAAGGCTATCCTGATGTGGAACAAGGCGGGTGGTAAGGTTCTTGCCGGACTTACCCGTCGCCGCGAGGCGGAGAAGAAGCTCTTCCTTACGCCTGTCCAAACCCCGGATACGGAAGAAATGGCCCGCGCACCTCGGACCTCGCTCGCTCAGTCGAAGACGCTTCAAGCTAGCACCTTGGACATTGCGACCAAGGCTGGTGCTGGCGTCACCGCCCTTGCTGCCCTCGACGGGAATGCCCAGTACATTGTCTTGGGCTTCCTTGGTGTGAGCGTCCTGTTCACTCTTTGGATCATGAGAGAGCGTCTCCAGAAGTGGGCTGAGGGGGTGCGCTGATGTTCAGTCGCATCCAGCTCTACGCCTTGGTTGCCTTTGCTTTCGTGGCGGGGATGCTGGGCATCTACATCAGCGGTGTGCAGAATGGCATCGACCGCACCAAGCGGAAGATCGATGAGAAGCGTCTGTCTAGCATGAAGACCGCCAAGGAGGTCGAGGATGAAGTTGAGATCTTGGACGATCCCCATCTTGCTGCTCGTGCTAGCGAGTGGGTGCGCGAAGATAAGCGGGGATAGCTACTGCGATGTCGTCTCGCCAATGTACTTTGGCACAGACGACACCGTGTCTTGGCTCCTGCAGAACGACCGCACGCTCCTCGTCGACATCGTGGTTCACAACGAGACTGCGAAGCGCATCTGCGGGACAGCGAAGTAGATCACTCCTCGCTGTCCTCGAATGGATCCACGTCGAACTCATTGAGGTTCACCGCCCACACGCGGTGGGATGCCCGCTTCTGAGCAGGCTCACTGAACACGTCGGCCAGTGCAACTTTGCCTTCGGCAAACAGGCCCAGGCACAGGCTGCCGATCTCCCCGGAGTTGGTCCCCAGCAACCGACCTAGCGTCGATGTCCGCATTGGACCGTGCTCTTCCAGAGCATCGAGGATCCGAGCGCTCAGGTCTTTCTGTGGGGCAGGAGGAGGGGGAGGTGCCTCCTTCTCGACACCTTCAAACACGGTTCCGATCACTTCACAGCGGACAGCGCGCCACGGAACTCGGTCCTGTTTGTCGGAGTAGTTGGCCACAACGTAGGCCTTCACTCGATCACCGGGCTGGATCTTGAGAGCATCCATGATCCGAGAGTTGATGAAGACGGATTCGTTGTCCGAGGTTGTTGCGAAGGCGCTGTTCGAGAGCGTAACGTCTAGGACATACGCCTCTTTTACCATCGGGGTGATCACGTCGTTTTGCATTTTGTTCCTGTCATTGCTTGCTGTGGTTTACTGGTTGTCGTGAGGGGCGCGGATGGTGGATGATAAGCCGTAGCGCAGTCTGATCTTCGACCAATACAAAACCGCAAGTTTCGCATGCGCCCCTCACGATGGTTTTAGCGGGTCAGTCTGAGGCCTGCAATCGCTTTTCCTTCTGGATCTTAGCCAAAGCACGGTCGATTGCCCCGGGGCTGCACGACCAGATCGCCGGGGTTTTCTTGTCGCTGACCCGATCATCGGGCTTGGGCTTTGTCTTCGACGGCACCGTGGGTGCAAACTTGCTGAGCGGCAGCGCGATGCCGAAGCGCTCACATGCAGCGTCAATCGACTTGCGGTGCAT